AGATAGATGGAGTCCACAGCCACAAGGTAGCCGTTAGTCCATAGCTGTGGGAGGTTGTCGAGGTCGTGACTGACCGAGGATGCCACCCCTGCGGAGTTTGGTACCCTGATGGCGTTAATCTGCCCTTGCGCTATGACCGACTTGTTGGTCCCCAGCACGATGTCCGCGTTGGATTGAGTAGTCAGTTGGAACTGTGCGCTGGTCGTGGTGTCGCCGCCGGTCTTGACATCAGGGCTCCTGCCGGTCGAGTCGGTGAAGGCCACGGCGATGTTGTGGATCCGCAGGACGGACTTCCCGAGAGCGTCGACGTAAGCGCCGAGGTCAATCTCTCCTTCCTTGAAGAGGTTATCGTCTTCGATGTTCTGGGTTGCGCGGATGAAGAATGAATCAGACTTCGCCATGGAACCCCGGTGCGAAATCTCGCCTATAATCTATCAGTACGCGGGGATGGGGGGGCCTGCCCCCCCGGATCCCCGGTATCTTGATAGGGGTGACTAGGACTGGACTTGAACAGGTATGTCTCTCCGTAATACCGAAAACGAACGTGAACAGTAGTTTAGTAATACAAATCTACCATAATACTATAAGCAGTACCCTCTTTCGGTGTATTATGAAGGAGATAGACGACACCCCCTTGCCTGAAACTGAAAGTGAAGTAATGATTGAGGTCGATTTCGCCGACCTCTGCAGCCAAGTCTGCAGATTGATCTTTGAAATCCAGCGTTTGGAACTTAGAATTGCCGAACTAGAGACCCAGAGAGTAGCCAACGAGTACAACACAGAAGATCCGGAGTGGCACTAGATGGGCAAGAGATGGGAGTATGTCTGCTCGGCATGCTGCATGCCGGGATGGACGAGCAGGCCGAAGACTGGACATCCTCGGATGCATCCTAGCTGCGCCAAGGAGGCGGCCAGATGAAGACCGGGCGCTGTGACTGTCCTAAGATACAGTACATCTGGTACGATGGGGTTCGGCCTACCTACCGCTGCCCAGACTGCAAGAGGGGAGTGACTTGGTCATGAAGGAGCGCAGGAAGGCAGGAGCGACCCACTCGTTCCGTTTGACCATGGAGGCAGCCCAAATCGTCGACGAGATGATCTATCCTCGTCGACTCGGCGGTAAGTCTCGTCGGGTCTCTGACGCTATCGTTGCTTTCTACGGGGCACGTACGGCTCTCAGGAGAGATGGATTCACCAATGCCATCCAAGCTGGGGGCGAGTTGGCCAGTTATGATGAACTCCAACAGAATATCGCTGCCTTGCAGGCTAGAATCGCAGAGAATTGGAAAGATGAGCCGTCACCCCCTGCTTGGTGGCGTAGATTCTGGCCGTTCTAGTACGGCGGGAAGTCCCCGGCCTCGTGCTGGGCCTCCTGACCGACTCCCTTCAACTGCTGGAAGACCGACGAGGCTGGTGTCAGTTTGACTTCCTCCAACTCGATGTAGTAGTTGGCAACGAGGTCCTCGATGTTCTCACCCTCGGTCAGGCCGTAGGTCATGATGTAGAGTTCGTTGGTGATGATGCGGTCGAAGTCGCAGATGAGCTCGGTGGCTGCCTTGGATGTGGCTCCATGGGGTACTATCCAGTCCGCATCGGTGTCGTCGCGAATTAGCATATCCTGAGTCCACCAGGCGATGGTGCGGTTATCACCAGCACCAATGGCGCTTTGATACCTACGTGCAGTGGCGGCATCGGTAACCTTAGATTGTTTGTTGCTGATTTGGTCTGTAGAGAGGCATCCCTGCCATACAGCTCGGCCATCGCCCCCACTCGTGCCCTGCGTAATCTGCTGACACCATACAGCCGCGTAGCGTACCTTCCATCCCTTAGTTCGGTCAGAGGACTCATACTCAAATAGGAGTTTCCCATTGACCTTCCCAAAGGTGGTCTGCTTTCCGAACGAGGTCAGGAACTCCCCCCGTAGGGTCATCACCCGGCCCATTACTTCCCCCTCCGCGCGCGCTTGGTTGCAGCGTGGGCGCGCTTCATGAGTTTCGTCACGGGGGTACGCGGATGAGCCTTCTTGAGTTTCTTGAGTTGCCTTCCGAACTCGCGCTGGTAGGCGGAGACTTTCCTCTTCGGCTTAGGCAGGACCACCTTGGGCCTCCTGGATCCTCGACCACTACGACGTCGATAGCGGGCCACCGTAGGCATCCTGCGATCCCCCTCATCGAAGAAGCCCTCATCCTCGAGGATATCGTACAGTTGCTCGGCTAAGAGATGGAGGCTCCGCAGTGAAGAACGGCGCGCCATCCTAGCCCACCTACTGCTGGCTAAGGGCCAGTGCCATAGCTGCGGCCTGCGACATGGTCTCAACTGTGCATTCCATAGTGACGGTCACATAGACATCTTCGTTCCATTGGTCAAGAGCAGCACCGCCTAGATAGATGGAGTCCACAGCCACAAGGTAGCCGTTAGTCCATAGCTGTGGGAGGTTGTCGAGGTCGTGACTGACCGAGGATGCCACCCCTGCGGAGTTTGGTACCCTGATGGCGTTAATCTGC